GTAAGTGTTTGTTGTGGCATTAGAAGTGTATGCTCCGTTGTTTACGGAGAATGTCGAAATTGATTGATTAGTACAAAAAACTTTATCCTTATGTGATATTGTTGAACCTGAATAAAGTAAAAGTGTATACGTTCTGTTATTTTTTAAAGCAAAAGTTGCAGTAATCGTGTTTACATAGCCTCCCTGGGTTGAACTAGTAATTGGAACTATAGTTGTTACATTAGTTTGTTCATCAGTAATGCTCATTGTAGTATAGTTCTCGAACCTAGGTATAAACGAAAATGTTTGAGCAGATGTAGAAGGTGTTAATACTATCATACATTATAAACTTAAAAAGATAAATTTTGTTGCAAATAAAAAAGGGTGACCTAAGCCACCCCTTCAATTAAGCTATTAAAAAAGAACTATGAATTAACGATTGTTGTAGTTGCTCCAAATACGCTTCCTGTACCAATTAAACCTGCTTCAGACGTTGTATCTAATAAGTTAGCAAGAATTTTTTCAGTTCCTACAAACGTCAAAGTATAACCAACTAAGTCACCCATCGCAGTACCATTTGACACGTTTGCAGTAGTTAACTCCATTCCATGCTCCAAACCTGCAAGGAAGAATTGGTTGTTACGTGTTTTAACTACTACGTTTGGTCTTCCGTAAGAAAGTAATTTTACCGTTTTGTGTGTAGCAGCATCTTGTTTTTTCAATACTACTGATAAAGTTTGCTCAACAAATGAAGTTCCGTTCTCACGTGAAGTTGTGATTACTTGGTCAAATGTATTTGTTCCTTTAAGTTGGTATTTGTAAAGTGATGTTACGTTAGCAATCGTATCAATTGTATCTGTTCCTGCAGTATAAGCTACATCAGTTGCTGCGTTATAATCACCATAATTGATGAAATAAATCGCATCGATTCCTCCTACTACATCTTTGCAGACTTCAAGTCTACCTGTTGTTATTTCGCACATATTTTTAGAATTTAAATGTTAAAAAAAAGGGAGGAGCGAACCCCTCCCCGATTATTTTGTTAAGCTAATTTTAGTTAGCAGAGTTTGTAATTCCGTATGTTACTAAGTCAGAAGCAAATCCGTATTGAGCATCAGCCGTGAAACGCATTACTACTCGGACGTTCTGTGAACCGTCGGTATCTGCCATGTCTAGGACACGCACTTCATTCATATCATTTAACAATCCTGTAGCAAAATACAAGTTTGATTTCTGTGCAAGTAAAGCTGTGTTTGATGCAAGACCTTCAGCCATGAATACACGTACACCATCAAAGAATACATCACCTAAAGTTTGGTTTGTGCCTTTGTTGTCATAACCGTTAGCACCTACACCTGCAGCAGCAAATCCACCCAAAGCACGTACATAAGCACGGTAAATGTTGTTTGATACATACAAGTTTAAGTCTTCTTTTCCGTAGATTGTAGCAGGACAAGCATCAACGATTTTACCTAACTCAGCAATCACGTTAGCAGCAGTAACTGTAGTACCTGCAACTTCTTGAGCAGCCGGTAAAGAAGCATCTGTTAACAATTGTGTCATGATTCCTGCAAATTGACCTGCAGTTGCGTTAACACCTCTCCAAATTGAAACTTCCATTGCACCTGCAACTTTCTCAGCAGCGTGTGCTAATAAGAAGTCTGTAAAGTTTTTAGGCAATACGTCAAATGCTGAGTAACCCATAGAAATTGCATCCCAATCAGAACCGAAGTCTTTTTTACACAATTGTAAGTTTACTTGGAATTCTTCAGGTTGAAGGATTTTCTCAGTTAATGTTACTGTAGATGTAGCGTCAAAATCACAAGTTGCGTTTTTGATGATGTCATCCGTAGATACTCTTTTAATTACTTGTTTAAATTTCACATTAGGAACGATAGTGATTCCACCTTTGTCTAATGTTGGTGCAGACAATAACGCTGCTGCGATGTACTTACCGGCAAACTCGCCGGCATACGAAGTTGTAATCGATGTTGTAGTTGGCATTTCTTTTAAATTTTAATTAGTTAATATTATTTGTTAAATTTTTCTAGTATTGAATCCATTGTAGTACGGTTACCTTTTTTAGCGTAACGAATACTTTCAACGATGTTCGTGTTTTCAGGGTTAAAACTAATAGGCTTAATTTCTGAAAGTTCGGTTGATTCTTCTTCAACTGCGTCAACTTTAGAAAGCAATTCCAATTTCGCTTTCAATTCTGTATTTTCATTTTGTAATGCTTCGATTTCTGAGAAGAAAGTTTCTTTAACGATAGATTCAACTGTTTTCTTTGCAGTCGGTGTTACAGGTGCAGCTTCAGCTTCAACTTCTACTTCTACTTCAGGAGTTTCTGCTACAGGTGCTTCTTCTTCAACTACTGCTTCTTTAATTTCAGCAATAATTCCTTCTACTGCAACTACTAAAATCATTCCGTTCTCTAATTCGTATTCTCCAATCGGTAGTGGAATCATTTGCTCGTCAGGAGTAACTATAAATACTTCATTATCCATTTCAAATGCGTCTGCTTCAAGAACTGTAGTTCCGTCTATCAACATCATTTGCTCTAATTTCACTTCCATTCCTAAAAGTGCTTTGATTTTGTTAATTGTGCTATTTTTCATTTTTTAAATTTTAGATAAACCTGCTGAAATATTGTTAGCCAAACTAAACATAACTTTAGCTCTGTCTTTAAACATTCCAACAAATTTTGTGTTATTAACTGTACTTGCAGGAATTTCTAAACCTAATTGTTTAGCTGCAGCAATAGTTCCTTTAACTTCCGCTTGGTATCTATCAACTAAAACATTGTAAGATTTACCTGTGTTGTTAAAATATTGAACTGCCTCTTTTAATGAGCTAATATACTTTGAGTCATTTGCTCCTGCTTTTTGAATTTCAGCATACATCGCATCTAATTCTTGTAATGATTTAGCCAAATCAACTTTATGACTTGCTAACTCAACTTCACGTTTTGCTAACTCTGTAGCATTTCTCTCAATGTCTGCTACTTTCTTGAATACTTCGTTTAATCCCATTTTTTGTCTTTTTAATATAAACTTGTTAGTAATTAATTTGTTGCGTTTTTATCCGTTTTGACGAACTATCGTTCTGACTCCTGCATTCTCAGTTGTGGTAACTGAATCAATGCCCTGTGTAACTCCTATGCCCTGTGCTTGTAGACTTCCATCGCAACATTTGCTTGAGTATTTTCCGTTTTCACATAGACATCCTCTTCGTCCTCCTTTTGGACTTGAATAACTTGGTGTTTTACTTTTTGCCATCTTCTAAAATTATTTGTTTGATTTTTTCAATTAATAAATCCTCTTCACTTAACATTGACATTTCTAGTTTGTCTGCAAAGTAACCCTCAATGCTGAATCCTTTTACTTTACCTTCTTTTACGTCTTTCCAAACTTCATCGTTGTTTACTTTCATGGATATCATCCAAGTTCCTTTTGGCAAATCAAAGCC